CTGGACTTTGTTTTAATACTGCAATAATACCTTTAGCATTTATTTCAGATATACCAGATGTAGGATAAAATAACCTATATTGAGATTTACCTCTTATTATTGTTGATGAAATATTTGTTGTTCCTATATTTTTAATTCTTTCTTGTATTTGTTTTGATACTGTTCCTAATTCTACATCACCAATTCTTTCTGTACCTGCTATAGTTCTAAAACCATCTTTCGATAGAAATAGTAAATCCCCACCAAGTTCTTGAATAGAATGATGGGCTATTGTTCCTACATCTTTTGCAACTTCTGCCAATGCAAAATCACTAGCACTTGTCCCTACTAACTTATATACACTGTCTTCGCAAAATATAAATAATGTATCCCGAAATACTTTAAGTCCTGTAATTACAGCACCTACTACAATACTTCCTCCGCCTGTGTCAAAATCATCTTCTGTGTAAGGGCCCGAAAATATTATTGTTGACGTAGCATTTGACATACCCCCATAAAACATATGATTAGCAAATGATTTAACAAACTTAGGATTAGTTGGAGCAGTTCCACCACCTGTAGCGTTTATTATATCCTCTGTGTACGATGTGTCAAGTGTAAAAGCACTAGAAGTGCCTGTAGCAATAATTATTTTTTCAGTACCACTAAAATTAAATTTATCAAAATCATAAGTATTAGTAGTCCCTTTACTTGTAGCTCTAGAAGTCCAACTTCCAGATGTAGAACCTGTATACACTGTTCCGCCTCGAGCCGCAACAATTAAATTATTAAATATTGATACCATATTTAATCGTTCTGTAGAAGCCGATACTTGTGGTACTATAGTTGAATTATATTTTGCTGTTCCGGATATTTTTTTATACCCTCCTGCAATATCGGGTTCAAAATTCTGTAAAGATAATGCTTCTCCGGGTCTCATTGAAAAAACATCTTTATTTAAAATTAATCCCCCAAAACAACTTACAACTGTTGGAGTTATTTGAGAAGTATTTGGCACTACATTATACCTTTACCATAGTGACGAAGATTAACTCTTTCATCACGCATGTATTCTTGTTTTGATATTAAATCTTTTTGCAATCTTTTTAAACCATCTTTGTATTCTTTAGCCGCTATCATTGCATGTTCTGGGTCAGAACGTAGCATATATGCATAATATCTAGCTCTTGTTACTAATAAATCGGCATACCTAGAATCTAAATCTGGTACATCTCCATGTGCAGATAATTCAGTATGTTCTTTCCAATATTCTATAACAATAGAATAATCATTTCTATTTGGTACTGGACTTAAACCTAATTTACCACTTTGAGTTTTATAGATATATTGAGGTTCTCCTTGAGAAGAACTTAAATTAGCTTTATCTCTTTCCGAGTATTGTCTTACATAATCATCATAAGAAATATATCTTAATTTTTTAGGGCCTGTATTTCTAGATATTCTAATATAATCTACATCTAAATTAGTTGATGTAACTGTATTATTTACTGTAATATAACTTGTTTGGGCTGTTGCTGTAAAAGTTGTATCTAATACTGCACCATCACCAAAATCTGTAACTGTTAATGTAGTGTTTAAATTTTGTGTACCTTCTGCTGCTGTACCTACTTGTACTTTTAAAGCTTGTCCTACACTATTAGAATCATAAACTTTTACTTGTAATCTGTATTCTGTATTTTTACTAGTTGTGATAGCTTGATAAGCGGCATAATCATTTAATCTTAATCTACCATTACCCCCACTATTGTAAGCGGCACTACCACTTCCTGCTATTGTAGTCCAACTAGTAATATTAGAAGTAAATTCACCATTCGTTACTACTTCTTTTGGTTTAGAATAGACTGTATCCCAATCTATTTTACGCCAATCTAAATCCCCACTTTGAGGTGAATCTGTTGTAGGTAAGGTGTATTCCCTCTGCCCACTATTTGTATTATAAAATGTTTCTTTATGAAGACTTGGTAATTCTTCTAATTCATTATAAACATCATGTAATGCTCTATTAACAAAATTTTTAACAGATGTTTGTACGCCTCTACTAGATGAAAAAGTAGATGAAGTTAATTCAACTTCATTTAAATCATTTAGTACTCTGTTAGTTATTGTTAAATATGTTGCCATTAAATTTCTGTTCCTGTTTTACTTAATCCCGGTATAGGAAAACTTTTAAATTCTACACAGTATGCGTCCATCTGTACTACTAATTTATATTCTGTAGATTTGTTATTATAGGATTCCATTAATTCATATTTTGCTGTAATGCAATTTTCTTCACTTGGGTATATAAATCCATTATATTTAACTGAAGGTGCATTTGGCATTGATATTATTATTAACATAAACCATATATTAATCATTTTTTATTTTATTTTTATTTTCTAACAAATTTAATATTTTATCTATTTTACTTTCTAGATTTACTACTCGTTCTTCCATCTCATGTTTAATGTTATTATGATTAGGATACATATCAGTAAATTTTTGACCAGTGCTAGCCATTGTTTTTTTTCTAAAATCGTAAGTTGCCATAAATCCTCTGTATATTTATTAGTCGCTTTCAAATAAGGGGGCCGAAGCCCCCAAATATATTAGTTATTAGCCATCGTGTTGAGTTGCTGTATTTCTATCTGTTTCTTCTACACCACTTACATCACACAATAAAGCAAAAACACGGAGTTTACCCGCACTTGATACTGCACTTAGACAAAGTATGTCTAAAGTATCCGCACTTGCTATTATTGGTCTTGCAGTAGCTGTAAGAACAGAGTAACCTGTTGCATTAGCATCTCCGTCAACAAATGTGTCAACGTCTCCGCCAGTAATACCTAAATCTAAAGTTACAGAACTAGATAATGCTGTGATTATTTCAATTCCTGCGTGTAAGATTAAAGTTTCAGCAGGGATGTCAATACATTGTAGTACATCATTAGTTGCTGTTCCTGCATCAGAATTAATTGCACTAATGTCAATTGTATTCTCTACAAGGTATGGTTGTCTACTACCTGCACCAAATCTTGATGGGGTTGCACCGGCGTTACCCGGGCCTGTTACGTCATATGTAGCCATATTATATATTCTCCCTAGTCAATTAAAAGATGTCTTGTTTGAAGAGCTTCCGAACGAAGAACTTTTCTACCAAAAACGTGAAGACCTCTAACAATATCAGAAAAAGAATCTGGGTCTCTAATTACTTCTGTTTTTGCGATAGCATTAGCAGTAGCAGTTGAAGACATATGTCCAAATAACACTTTGTAATAGTCTGAGGTTGTAGCGGCTGCAAAGTTATTAGTCATGTATAGTTTAAAACCATTTACTTGACCATTAATTACTGCACCGTTTCTTAAAGGTGATGTACCATCACCAGTAATAGACGCATCCATTAATTTAGATGACGCATTTCCAAGTTGTTCATAGAACTCTGGAGATGCTAAAAACCATCTGTTATCAGTTGGAATGTCTGCTGCATGTAGATTTTTAGCTGCTGTTGCTAAAATATCCATTGGGTCAACTTCGGAAGTTCCGAAACCAACATCTGCACCAGAACCGTCACTACCAGTAGTAGTTCCAGAACCAGACACCATTGCCGCAATTACATTTGCATCGTATGAATCTTTTAGAGCATATGCTCCAGAAGAAGTAGCCAAAGCTTCCCAGTTAACGTGAGCTTGTCTTTCTTCGATATCATCAACTTTAAATGCAAACGCATTAGCTTGGTCTACAACCATTTGAATTTGGTCATCTGCTAAATTCTGAGGAGCAATTTGAGCACCTCTGTTGTAAGAACTAACTGTGATTGTTGGTTCTTTAATAATGTTGACAGTATCTCCGTAAGCTTCAATTTCACCTGCGTAGTCAGTATTGGTAATATCCTCTACCACTGATGCAGTTCTAAAAAACTTTTGGACTTTTTGACTGTATATTGCCGGTAACCAATTACCCGATGGTAAATTGTTATAACCGGAAGCTGTTCCTATAGCCATAATTTTGTCCTCCTATAGACATAAAGATTAAGCATTAACAATTCTTCCCTCAACTCTAGCTAAGTCAATGTCTTTTTCATACTTGGCAAATTCAACCGGTTTCATTCTAGCTATATCGCTAATCTTCCACGTTTTTTTATTTGTAGTATCAATTTCACGCTTGCTAGTTGAAGTTACTGATTTCGATGCTTCTAATGAATTATTAGTTTTTTTCTTTTTATACCCAGTATCAACTTTATATAAGTCAATAGCTCGGGCAGCTAACTTTGCATTAGATGTATTTTCATACAACCAACCTTGAATAGTAGCATCTTGTTCACTAACCCATTGATGAAATTTTTCATCTCCTCTTATTTCTGTATAATCGGGATGAAATTTTGACAATTCTATTTCGGCTTTATCTCGTTGGACAACCGCTTGTTGGCTTTCCAATTCTTTAAGACCTGTTTGGATTTGTTTTGTTCTATCATCTGCCTTAGTATGTGCTATAGTTTCTATAACATCATAGACATCGGGATATTTAGTTCTCCAAGCTTCTATTTCTTCTTTAGTTTTTGGTAGTACCTGTTCAGTACTTTCTTCTAACTGGCGTTTAAGTTGTGAGACATCGTCTTTATGCTTATTGACAGTAGAATCGTAATGTCGTTTAAGGTCGTCATAACGCTTCTTAAACACTTTCTCTTCAGCGTTGACAGGGCGTTCTTTGTCTGGAGTGGCTTCTTCTTCTGAAGGAGTGTCCTCTGAAACGGTAGCTGTGTCTTCTGTTACCTTACGTTTGTAAGGGTTAGGCTCGAGAAGAGCCTTTGTTTGATTGTCTTCTACTTGAGTTTCCTCTTGTTTAATTTCCTCGTTCTTATTTTCTTCCATTTTATTCTCCTTTGTTTGGGGCTGTTGGAAAACAGGTGGCCTTAGAGTCGCATTGGGGCTATGACTAAGCAGTCATAGGTGGCCTATCCATTTGTGTTGGTGCTCCTAATCCTTCTGGTGAAGGTGTTGGAGTTTCTGCCATTGCCATTTC